CGCAATGTTTCCAGGGTATTTTCAGAACGCCAAACACGACCATAATAAAGATTTTGGCTATCCCGATCATGTTGATTTTGACGCAGCTTATCAGCGATATTCGCGCAACGGCGTAGCGTTCGCTGGCGTTGAAAAGACAATTCTCAAAACGTGGCAAGACAACCCTGAGCTTTGGGAAAACAAGGACGCCAAAGAAACATATGGCGAAAGTGAAATCCGGCAAAAGTTTGACGACTTACGTCTGTGGCAGAAGTTGGCCGAGGCAGACCGCCGCTCGATGGTCGGCGGTTATTCCGGTCTGATCCTGCGCTATGCCGACGATAAACGGTTTCTTGAGCCGGTTGATACTGTGCCCGGCGGGCTTGATGGGCTGGTCGATATTATTCCTGCGTGGGCTGGTCAGTTGACCGTATCTTCATGGGACACTGACGAAAGGTCACCGACCTACGGCGAGCCAACGATGTTTGGGTTTAACGAATCTGCGGTTGGTGACAACGATGACCGCCAAGCCAAAAACCGCAGCTTTGAAGTGCATCCTGATCGCGTGTTGATCTGGTCCAAGGACGGGACAATCCACAATCGTTCCATGCTTGAACCGGGGTTCAATAACCTGATCGACATGGAAAAAATCAGCGGTGCAGGCGGCGAGGGCTTCTGGAAAAATGCCAAGAGTGCGCCTGTTATGGAAACCGACGCGGATGTATCAATCGCAGACATGGCAAAAGGCATGGGCGTCGGCGTTGACGAAATAGCCGACAAAATGAACGAACAGGTTGAGGACTTCAACAAAGGCTTTGACGCAATGTTGATGTTGCAAGGCATGAAGGCTAAGACGCTGGGCGTTACCCTGCCGCAACCTGAAGAATTTTTTAATGTGGCGTTGCAGGGCTTTGCAGCGTCTATCGGTATTCCGCTCAAGATTCTGGTCGGGTCACAGTCGGGTGAGCGTGCCAGCACTGAGGACGCCGACGAATGGTCTCGGACCAACATGGCACGGCGGACCAATACAGCACGCCCCACAATCATGGCGTTGGTTGAAAAACTTGAGACCGTTCGTGTCTTGCCTGAACAGGATTGGCACATTTATTGGTCGGACCTGACCGAGGCCAGCATGGGCTTGAAAATAGAGCGTGCCGACAAAATGGCAGGGATGAACCAAAAGTTGCTAGACGAAGTGTATACAATTGATGAAATTCGTGAAACAACTGGCCACGGCCCGATTGACGAAATAGGAGACCAGTGATGAGCAGGCATGTTCGCGTCAACATCCGCACCACAGCCAACTTGGCCAGTATCCGCAAAGAGCGGCGCAACGGGCGCGACAAGATAATCGTGCCGTCTGCAACGCTGCCTGACGGCATTGTGATGAACGGTATCAGCTACCCCGCTGAGGAAATCGAAAAAGGGTTTATGTCGCTGAACAACACTTACGCGCCGTTAGGGCATCCGACAGTCAATGGCATGTTTGTGAGCGCATCGGATCCCGAAGGTATCAATATCGGGTGGATCGGCGCGCACAATGAAAACGTGAGGCGTGAGAATGGTCGCGTGCTGCTCGATAAAGTTATTGATGTGGCCCGCGCGAACGAAAGCGTTGGGGGCCGGTCGGTTTTGGAAGCTATTGAAAAAGGCACGCCAATTCATACCAGCACAGGGTTGTTTTGCGATCTTGAGGCGTCAACAGACGACGCATATGAGTTTATTGCCCGTAACATGGCTTTTGACCATGACGCAATCTTGCTGGGCGAGGATGGTGCAGCAACACCCGAACAGGGCGTCGGCATGATGGTCAACGCCAAGGGTGAGCAGACTAAAATTGACATTATCAATTCCGTGTTCGACCAAGTCGATCAGGAACTAGACTGGGCGGCAGAAGCTGCCGTCCGGGCAGCCGAAAGGCTCGAACGCGCTCCAATGATGGAACGCATCAAATCCGCAATACTGGACGCCGTTCGCGGCGCCGGGCGGGAACCCTCTGCAAACACAGGAGAAGCAGATATGACTGATGAATCTCAGTTGGACGCGCTTTCCGCGAAGGTTGACGCCCTCACGGAATCGCAAAAAATTATTGGCGAAACAATTGCCAATGCCGTCACAGCCGCAATGAAGCCGCTGACCGACAATCTGGCAGAAATGCAGGCCAACCAGACGGCAAAAGACGCCGCCGAGTTGGATGGTTATGTGGCGAAAATTGTCAAGGCAAACATTCTTGACGCCGAGTCGGCTGCGGAATTGACGCTCAACGCCGCACGCAAGCTGGCTGACAAGGCCAAACCCGGCACAGCGACGGCCCTCAACGGCGCGTTTGGTGGCAATGGTCCGGCTGACGACTTCGCAGGCTATGACCTCAACGCCGTTATGGACGGCACAGACAAAAAGGCGGTGAACTAAGATGGCCGGTAACACCATTTTCCGAGGGCCGATCACGCATCAGCCCATTTCGGTCAGCAAGCCCGTCGCAGGCGCTTACATGCCCGGCACGTTTGTCGAAGAAACCGCAACAGAGCTTGTCCAGATCACCACGTCCTTGGCCAAGTTGCCGTTGATCCTGTCCGCTTTGGACTTCAAGGACCAGACGGTCACGACAGCATATGCCGACGAGGATACGGGCATTGCCTTTGCCCTTGTCCCTGGCATGGTGGTACAGGCGAGCCTTGCCGCCGCGACCTACGCTTTGAACGCACCGCTGAAGATTGCTGCGTCCGGTCGATTGGCCGCTGCAACAACCGCTGGTGATATTGTCATTGCGTTCTTCAGCGACACACCTGCTGCATATAGCGCCGGTGACTTGGCCGATGTGACCATCGCCAATTCCTACAACGTTCCAGCGGCATAAGGAGAACACCTGATATGCTTCGTTTTACAGATGAACAGCAGGCTTTTGTTCTGGCGAATCGTCGCCAGTTCAACGCCTCGCAAATCGCCATGGCAAAAAACCATGGTCAAACGCTTATCGGCAACGCACTGCCTCTTCCCAAAGATGTTTGGGGCTTGTGGGACCGTGAGGCCGTAGAGGTCCAGCGCACGACGCTTCGTGTGTTCAATGACCTTTCGTCCTCTGTGTCCATGCCAATGCCAATCGGCAAGCTGGTCCACCACTTCCAGACTGTATCCGACAGCGGGTCGGTAAACGTCTCGCTGGATGGCCGTTCAAAGGGCCGCACTGACCAGCCTGTGTTCGCATACCACGGCACGCCACTGCCGATCATCGACAGCCCGTTCTCTTACGGATGGCGTCAGGTAGCGGCCGCATCGACAGAAGGGTTTCAGCTTGACGCTGCGGGCCGGATGAATTCGATGCGCAAGATCGCGGAAAAAGCCGAGAGCCTGATGCTCAACGGCGACACTGACATCGTCGTCGGTGCTGATCCGCTTTACGGGCTGCGCACTCACCCGCGCCGCAACACCCGGACCACAGCTCAGGCGCTGAACGGGGCAACAGGTGCACAGTGGTTGGCAACCATCACTGCAACCTTGAAACTGCTTCACGGTGATAACTTCAAATCGCCAGCCACGATCTATCTGAACTTTGACGATTGGTTCTATGCCACATCGACCGAGTTTACGGCGGGTTATCCTAAGACCATTGCGCAGCGCGTGCTGGAATTGGGCGGTTTGCGTGAGGTTATCGACGCTGACAGTATCAACGCTGGCGAAGTCATTGCGATTGTCAAAGATCGCAGCGTATTGCAGGTGTTGAGCGGTATGCCAATGACCACACGGGCGCAATTCCGTGCGAACCCTGAAGACGACTACAACTTTGTGACCATGGCCGCCGTCGCCTTGGAAATCAAATTTGACGCCAACCAAAACTGTGGCGTTGCGGTTTCGTCCCTCGCGTAACATGATGGGCCGGTATAACCGACCGGCCCATTTTAACCCACGGAGACATACATGAAAATTCAAATCACAATGCCTGACGCAAGTGGCCACAATGTTGGCGATGTTGTCGAGATTGATGGAAACGCAATTCCATCATGGGCGATTAACAAATGCCGCGTGGTCGGTAATGCCAAGACCGCCGTGACCAACCCCGCCAAGGGTGCGATGCCCAGCGCCCCAACACCAAAGGGCTAAACAATGACCGCCACCGTCACAGATTGGATCGCATACGCGAGCGCGCGAGGGGACACTGTGGTGGACAATGCAGCCAGTGCTGCTGCACTCGTGCGTGCGATAGACCATATTGCGTATCGGTATCTGAACCGCCTCCTGCCGGGGGTGGACGCAACGACACTGGCGGTGGTCGATCCGGCGACGTATGAGGCTGCAAAGCTGGAACTGGCAACGCCCGGATTTTTTACCGTCACGTTTAGCCCGGATCAGCAAAAGACACTGACTGGCGTGGGTGACATTAAATGGACGCCTGTCGCGGGGGGTAAGGGAGGCTTTGAATCGGCAACCCCCACCAGCACGATGATCGCTGCCATGTTTGACCCATACGTGACAGACCGTGACGGGCCTTACTTCGACTTTGCCACGCTTGGCAAAACGGCTGCCCGATGAGCGGCGCGGATATCACGGCAGACGTTCAGGCAGCCTATGTCGAAGCGGGCATTGCGGCGGGCAACGGCACGGGCGCGCCGATTGTTACGATCAGCCGCCCCGGCACGCCGTCAGGGCCAGAATGGAACCCTACGCCAGGCGCGCCCGTTGTCCACACGTTCACCGCCAAACCGTCAAGTAAGGCATACACGCAGCGCACGGGGCTTGCCCTCGGTGCGAAAGAGCGGGTCTATTCGCTGGTTAATATCGGCGTGACGATTGTCCCGTCTACAACCGACGTGTTGACGATTGACGGTGTAGAATGGTCTGTGCTTGAGGTTATTCCTGTAGACTCTGCAGGGTATGTGCTGAACTGGTTTGTGAGGGTGGTAAAATGACCGACACCGCCAAGCGCCTGATCGAAGCGCTGTTTGCTGCGGCGCATGACTTCTGTGGTGATTAAATGACCAGCCGTGACACCCGCAAAGCGGTGTTGCTTGCCGCAGTGAGCCGTCTGCATTACAATGCCAACATCGCGCAGGGCTTCAGCCCGGATGAGGCTTTGGCATTGTGCATGGACTCTGTGAGGATTGAATGACAACCCGCGACACAACAACCGAAGGAAATGACTAGATGGCTGTGAGAGTAAAGCTATACGACTTGCGAAAAATGAGCGAAGAGGTGCTGGAAGCCCTACCGTTTGTAGCAATAGAAAACTTTAGTCATGCCCCCGAACGTGACAGGGAGATTACGCGACGTATCGTGTCGGGCGATACCATAGTTGATGTGGCTGGTGAATACGACCTTTGTAGGGAAAGAATAAGCCAGATCGTTCATAAGGTATTGTCGAGAGCCGGGTTTAGTTGAATGACCAGCCGTGATACCCGCCGCAACTTTCTTCGATTGCTGGACGAGACATGGCCCGGCGTCCAGTCGGAGTTTGTCGCGGCCATGCGTCAGGCGCGGGCTGGTGTTGATATGCGTGCGCTTGAAGCTGCCATTGCGCGCGGTGATGTGGCCGCTGCGTTTCGTGCATTGCGGTTCGATGCGGCCGATATGTTCCGCACCGATACGGCAATCACGGCGGCGCTGGCGGCTGGCGGCAATTATCAGATGGGCGCGTTTCAGCACGCCACCCGCCGCGCGCCGATTGGCAGTCGCGTTGTGCAATCATTCGGGGGCCGGAATGAGCGGGCCGAACGGATTGCGCGGGACCTAGGCGCGCGGCTGGTGACTGAGGTGGTGGACGATACCCGCGTGTTGATTGCCCAGACGATCCGGGCTGGGCTGGAGGCAGGCGCAGGGCCGCTGCGCACCGCGCTGGACATCGGCGGGCGCGTGGTCAACGGCACGCGGCAAGGCGGTCTGGTGGGGCTGCACAGCACGCAGGCGGGCTATGTGCAGAATATGCGTGGTGAACTGACCGACCCCGACCGCATGGCAAACTATTTCACGCGCACGCGGCGCGACAAACGCTTTGACGGGATCGTGCGCCGGGCCATTGCGGACGGCAAGCCTGTTGCGCAGGCAGACATTGACCGGATGGCGGCGCGGTATTCCGACAGGCTGCTTGCGTTGCGCGGCGAAACAATCGCACGGACTGAAACGCTCAAGGCGCTGAACGCCGGACGGCAAGAGGCGCTGGATCAACTGATCGAAAACCCGAACAACGATGTGCGGGCTGAGGACGTGGTCAGGGCTTGGGATTCCGCAGGCGACGGTAAAACCCGCCCGACACATGTAGCTGCTGACCTGCAAGACCCCGTGCCACAGGGGCAACCGTTTATTGTGGGCGGATATTCGTTGATGTATCCGGGCGACACATCTCTCGGCGCACCCGCTGAGGAAGTCATAAATTGTCGCTGTTACGTTGATGTTCGCATCGACTTCTTTGCGAGGCTGGAATAATGGTAAACTACACCTTTGCAACTTTGGACCAGTGGACCGAAAAGCAACAACGCCGGACCGACGCCGTGGTGAAAGACGCAACACAAACAACGATCAGCATTGCGCAAAAGACAAAATTCAACGGCGGGCGCATGCCGGTTATCACAGGCAACTTGCGCAACAGCCTGCAATCGTCAATCGCTGGCGGTGCGTCAGGGCAGGGTGAGGAATCCTACATCATGGTAGCGGCCACCATGAAGGGCGGCGACCTGGCAACCTTTACTTGGGGAAACGGCGAGTTTCCTTACGCGCGCCCCGTTAACAATGGCCGCAATGGCCGCCCCGGCGCGCATTTTGTCGAGGGTGCCGTCGATCAATGGCCCGCGATTGTGCGGGCATCTATTGCCAAAGCAAAGGCGAGGGTCGGATGACCGAAGAACAGATCGCCACCGCCCTGCGCACCCGTCTTGCCGCCACAGCATCCGCGCCGCCTATCGTGTGGGGTGCCAATGCGCCCGGCGTATGGGATGCAGACGCGCTTGCATATGTCACGCCCGAGCCGCCTTTCTGGCTGGCGTATCAGGTCAAAACACCGCCCGAACGCATGGGTGTAGGCGAATGGCACATCTACGTCGGGCGGCTTGTCGTGGCGGTCATGGTGACTGAAGGCACGTTTGAAAACGAAGCGGCCACCCAAGCGCAGCGCATTATTGACCAATTCCCTCCGAATATGATACTGACGGCAGGAGATGGCCGGGTTCAAATAATGGCGGTTGGCTATGCAGATGATGGCGCAATGGATGGCGCTTATTTTCGGACCAACGTTCATATTCGTTATCAGGCTCAGGAGTAAGGCATGAAGAAACCCAACCCCACGAAGGTCATTTTGACCAACGGCAATCCGCTCAACGGCAAGATCGGCGCGATTGCTACCCCGTTTGAAACCGACGCTCACGAATGGCTGGCCAATGGTTGGCAGCGCAAGACTGAAACCCCAGCCCAAGGAGGCGACGACAAATGACACAGAACTTTATCGGGCAAACCATCTACGTTGCGGAGGCGTATCCCAGCGCAAACACATCCGCAGCTTTTGCCGCCCTGACTTGGGTGAAGGTCAACGGTCTGCAAACTCTGCCGCAGCTTGGCGTCACCCACTCCATGATCGACGTGCCTGACCTGCAAACGGGCTTTACCAGTGCCGTGAAAGGCGCGGGTCAGGGTGTGGACACCACTGCGACATTCCGAAATGTGGCGTCAGATGCAGGGCAAGAGGACATCAAGGCTGCGGCTGACAGCCAAGCGGGCATTCTGTCCATCAAGATCGTGGACGGGTCCGGCACTGCGCAAGCCCCTGTTAGTGGCGATCCGGTTCTTTACGCTCAGGGCATTGCGCACAGTCACCAGCCTAATCAGGGTGACAACGCATCTTATGAGGGCTTTTCGGTCGGGTTCCGCCAGAACGCGCCGACGATTGTGGCGACCGAGCCTGCGTAATCCTGCCTCGGCAGGACGGGGGCGTGTGGACTGGTTGACCCGCGCCCCCACTTTCAACCACAACCAAAGGACATAAACCATGGATATGAACAAGCTCAATTCCCGGCAACTGCAAGAGGACGGCGTTTTCGTGCCGCTTTGCGATCAATACAGCGGAGAACCTATCGACACTGGCAAAGATGCGCCGGGATTTCTTGTGCGAGGCATTGCAGCCCGGTCGGTGCAGATGCGACTTTCTGAGGCAGCGCTTGCGGCCAAGCAGGCAAAGAAATCCGGCAAGACTGACGAAGAAGTTACCATCGCAGTCCTGGAAAAAATGCACGCCACACAGATTGACGCGGCGATGAAATATATCATTGAAGCGCGCAACATGACTATCGGAGACGATCCGGTAAAAACGCCGGAGCAAATTCGCGCAGTGCTGGATATGACGTTTCCAGATATGCAGGTTGCAAAAGACGACGCTGGCAAACACATCATGACCACGATGAAAGACGACGACGGCAAAGACATGGTGGTTCCGAAGTTTGAAATGGTCGGCGTTACCTATGCAGGGCAGGTCATTGAGGCGGCGGAGAACCAGCGCGCTTTTTTGGACAAACAGCCGACTGGTTAACACTGGCCGCGCATCAGGCCGGTTGGCTATCAAGCGCGATTGAACACAAGGACGGAAGGCCCATGGTATCACGTGCGAAACAATACGAAGACGCGGGCCGTCCAGTGCCATACGTGCCGGTTCAGGCGTGCGGATATTTTATTGAAGCGCTGATCGAGGCGGGGCCAACAAAGTCTGACGGGATGGGCAACCGCGTGCCGTTAGATTGGCTGGACATTAAAGCATTTGCGGACATGACCGGGGCCGTGACAGAGGCGTGGGAGGCGTCTATATTGCGGCGTATGAGTATCGCATTCGCCAACGGGCTGCATGAGGGCAAGAGCGCGTTCAGCATCGCGCCCGTGGATAGGGAGCCCGTTACATGAGCACAGACATGGCCTCTGTTGGTCTCAGGGTTGATAGCCGACAAGTGCGGACAGCCAGCGGTGATCTGGA